CTGTTAACTCTGAGGATTGAGTTTTAATTTCTTCTTTTGCTTTAGGCTCCTCAGCCTTAGGCTCTTCTTTTGAAACTACTTCTTCCTTAACGCTTACCGGTTCAGGTGTTTGAGTAGCTTCAGTATTTTGTTGTGCTTCGTGTTTATCTAACAACTCTTGCTCAACTTGTTGTACAGACTTTTCTTCATTGCCGTCAACTGCTCTTACTTTTATTTCCATATTTAATTGAATTTAATTTTATACAAAGTTACACAAAAATTATTATAGTTTTAGACGATTACCTTGGGTTAAATTCTGCAAGGTCAAACCCATCTAAACTATCCTCGTTTGATTCAAAGTTAATCGGAGGTAAATTATTTTTACGTTGGTTAATCATTTTAGATTGTTCTGTATTAGCTTGAGAAATTCTTTTTGCTTTTGCATCTTCTCTTTGAGTCTCTCTGCTTTGTAGTAATTCTGCATCTGCATTTCTTAATTGCATATTTAAGTCAAACTCTTGTTGCATTAATTGAGATTTCAATTCAGCTTCAGCTTTTAGCTTCTCTATTTCAAAAGCAATGTCGGCTTGTCTAAACTCCATTTTTGCTTTTGTCTCCATCTGCACTTTCATCTGTGCTGCCTGAACCGCCATCTCTTGAGACTTAAGTTGTTGTTGCGACTGCATAGCTTGTTTCTGCATAGCCATTTTTTCATCTCTCTCTTGCTTAGAAACCCTTTTCATTTTAAGAAGTTGGTTAGCAAGTTTAAGATTTTTTATCTCACGAATATCAATAGCATCTTCCAAATTAATATCACCTTTAGATAAAGCCATTTGGATATTTTGTTCCAATTGTTGTTTTTGTTCTTCATCCGGTGCTAATTCAATAAATATTCCGAAATCATATATATACAAATCATTTATATCATTTAATATAGAGACGTTGTATTTACCGATTTGGTTTATAAATTCTTCTTTAAAATCAGCGTATTGCAAAATGTCCGCTACTCTATATGTAGTTGCCTCAGCAAGACTACGATATATGTATAAGCTTCCATCTAAAATATGCCTTGTAGCTACGTTTGAATTTAGTGCAGCTAACTTTTGTAACCCAACCAAAGAGTTAGGGTCAGGTGTGCTTCCATCTCTTGCTTCGTTTAACCCCGTTACTAATCTAATTTGATTTAGATAATGATTGTAGTTACTTAAAAGCATTTGAGTTTTTGATGCACCTGAAGATGATTGTAACTCTTTTATAGGAGTTCTTGCTTGATTAAAGTCTCCTTCCTGAGTATAGCTTCTACCAATAACAGAACCTGTTTGAAAATATAACCTTAAAGCATCCTCGGGATTATAAGCATTTCCTGTACCAAGGTCTACTTCATTCAATCCATCAGCATCAATAAACACACCATCAGGCACAACTCTCGCTATAACCTGTTGTAGTTTTAAATGTGTAATCTGAATTAAATCAGCGAAAGGTATCATTCTTCTTACTAAAGATTCAATAACACCTTTATACATTCTTGGTGCAACTGCTACATAATTTGGTATAGCGTGTTGAGTAGCTGATTGAGGTCTAACCATATTTTCCATCAAGTCCCACTTGAGAATAATATTAGTACCCATAACCATTACTCCTTCATACCATACGTCAACTGTTTTTTGAACCTTTTCAAAGTTTCCTTCTTCCTGCATTTCAATAGGTGGATTAAAAGTGTCATCCTTCTCCACCATAGTTACATTACCATTATCTTTTACTTTTCTTTTATAAGTAACTTTTTTAGTAGACTTATAATTAAAGTACATTAACGTAGCAGTGTCTTTATAGAAAATATCATTTTGATAATATTGTGCTACATTAAAATAATCAAACCAACTTTGTGCATATGAAGATATTTCTTCTAAGTCGTTGTTAGTTAGAGTTGGGTCAATTTTAATTAACTCAGTAATTGGTACTGTTTTAATTTCTCCCCAATAGAAACAATCTTTAAAATGTGGGTCTTCTGTATAGCTATAGACAACATTAGCAGGGTCAACATATTTAAGTCTAACCCCATCACCGGGTAAAAATTCGTGCTTTGCTACTGAAACACCTAAAACAGTTAAATCATAATCTAACTGCTTTCTTATATCATTATATTTATTGCTTTCAAATATTGTTGAAATTGCCTCTTCCTCTGCTATTTCAATTGCAGGTTTATAGTTCAACTGCATATATAACTTTAACTCATCATCAGTTTGAGGAAGTTCATCCGGTTCCATAGTAAAAGGATTAACACCGGTTTTCTTTTGTATAGTTTCAAGCATTGGTTTAGCTACCATTTGCCCTTCAATCATTTGCTGATACTTACTTCTTTTGGATTGAGACAGTGCATCTTGTGCGTAAGCCTTAACGCTAAATTCTCTATCTTGCATACCGTTAACTACGATATCTACAAACTTAGGTAATACAGGAACGGGGGTCCAATCTAAATTTAGATAAGACAAATCTCCGTCAACTGCTAATTCGTTTTTATATTTTCCTGTACCCTGTTCTCCTCTTGCGTACAATCTTAGTCTATTGAAGTCTCTCCACTGACTAAAGTATCTGCAACCACTACCGTCTTTTTTAAACCATTCGTATTGAATAGCCTGTCCTATTTGTAATCCAAATTCATCAGTAGCTTTCTCTGAATCAGATACAAATTGACTTGGAAATCCGGCAGATGATATATTTATGTTTACTTTTTTCATCTAATAATTTCGCTATATTTGCCCTTGTTACTATACCTTGCAAAGTTAACCTTTATTTTTGAAACTTTTTTCTCAGGTAAATAAAGGTGTTTCTGTGTTGCCATAATTGCTAAGCCTGAACTAATAGAAGCATCATACTTAGTTCTATTGCTAATATCAAACTTTGCCCAATCTTCTAAAGTTCTTGAAAAAACCATATCCCCAACTTCCATATCATCTTTAAAACCTATATTAGTTTCAATGTAAGATTCAATTGCAGAAGCGTGTGCTTGTTTTACTGCCTCACTTGAGTTAGGTATTCCACCCAACTCTCTTTCAGTTTTTGATAATTTGGTATATGCCTTATCAGGTCTGTTCATACAAAACCCTCTATACCCTCTGTTTTTAAAATGATATAATAATCGAGGTTTATTGTTTTCTATTAATATAGGCATACCATAAAACACACAAGCCATCAAAACATCTTCAAAAAATATTTCTGCAGTTTGTGGTCTTGCTATGTATTCTAAGAAAAATTCATTACTTGGTGCTTCAGCCATACTAAACATAGTCTTTCCGTGCAGTGCTCCATTAGAGCCACCGCCACCAACTACACCTGATATGTCATAGCTATCACAACCAAATGCACCTATGTGTTCATTACCGGGATACTTAACACCTCTTCTTATATCAACCCTGTTTTGTAAAGACTTATTAGGAGTCCAAGAAACTAAAAACCTTCCTCTATTGTTTGGAGAAAATATTACCTCAGTATCTTTAACTCCATTCTTCCAACTCAAAGACCCTCTCGTAATATGATGGTCAATAATTAATGAATCATTGTAATCTATTTGCTGATATATTTTAGTTAGATTAAAAAGAGACTGTTTACTTTCATCTCTAAATGCGTGGGACTCGGTTCTTGGAAATTGTCTGTAATATTCATTTAATGCATCAGGGTCATTTTTTAAAGACTCAACTTCGTTTTTCCAATAATCAATTGCTCCTTGATGTATTAATTCATTATCTATTCCAACAACAGGTTTTTCCGGTGTATCAAAAACAGGCATACCATACCTGTCTATAAACCCTTCCATATTCCATTCCATAGGGATGAAAAGTGAATACATACCACTTTTAGTTTGACCATTGGCATTTCGTTTTCCCACATCAGAATCTGTGTATAGTTTTTTAAAATTATCACCACCCTTTTCAAGTGCATTTGATGTAGACCCCATCATACATTTTCCTATAATTTTACTACCTAACCTTAAACAAGTTTTGGTAACTCTCCAATTATTTAAAATGTTATTAGGCTTTATCCATTTACCACTTTCATCGTGAACTAATAATAATAATTTTTCACCATCATAACTGTTGTCATCTGTATTCTTCCAATCTATAGTGGTGTCTAATCCATACAACTCATCATTAGTTGTATCGTACATATTTTTCTTTGTAATCTTTGCTGCAGGAATTCTAAAAGCCAACTCTGTTTTTGGCTTATCCATACCATCCATAATAGGTTTAAAGAAAAACGGTAGCCTACTATTTATAGGAACTACCTTATCTGTAAACATTTTTTTAGCATCAGAACCTGTCTTAGATAAGATACCTACTCTTGAATCTTTTGCAAGTGTTCCTGTATTAACACATTCAGATGATGACATAAAAGAAAAGCCTGAACGTCTTATCTTTAAGTATATCATTCCAAAACTCCTTGTGTCTGCCTTTGATGCTTCCCAATAAAGAAACAATATTCTATTAGCTTCTCTAAAGTCCGGATACCCCACATCTATACTTGTCCATTGCAAATACATATAATGTGCTCCGGTTATGTATGTTGGTTTACCATTAGACATAAACCATAAACCTTGTTCTCTTCTGTCAAACTCTTCCTCAATATAATCTACCCATCTGTCTTTAAATTCAGATGACATTTCATTCCACTGAAATATAGATTGTATTTTATTTAATGGCTTAGGAAGGTCTTCTCTTTCCCAATATTGTTCTTCAGGATTTTTGTGTCTTTGAAGACACTTTTTTGGTTCTAATGGTAACGCTATCTTTAATCCACTTATACTAATAACCTCACCAATCTGACCTGTCTTAGAAATAACTACAAACTCATACTTAGTGTCATACCCATATTTCCACGTTTTAGCCTTGTTCTTAGACTTTAAAACGTTTTTTGGTACAACACCATTAAGGGTTATAAATAAGTTATTTAGACCTTCTTTCTGCAAATCCTTGTTTTGTATCAGTTTTACTTGCTCCTTTTTCTAATGAATCTATTGCATCCTTTTCAGCTTCTATACGATTAAGTATTTCAAAAGCATCAAAGATTGCTAATTTTTTAGTAGCTGCTGCATTCTTTAACCTATCAGCAGAAAGGTCATCCTCAGGGTCGTGTTTAATAATCGCTTCCTTCGCTACCTTTATCAGTTGTTCCACTGCCCTGTGACCTGCTTCTATTATTTTTAATTTTATTTCTTTTGATTTCATTTTTAAATCTTTTAGATTTTCTAATTGGAATCGGTGAACCATCGTGTTCATTCCACTCGTCTTCCCAATAAATATACTTACTCATAATATTTTCTTGTGTCAGTATGGTGTCTATAATTAACAACAATTTCTTCATCTGATTCGATGTATCCATTTGCTAACAGTATCATATTTTCATTATTTCTAAAATAATAAAATCCTGCATTAGGATGTTTAGAGTGGTTTGTGTACCTACCTGCTATAGTTCTACATCCATCAAAAGTTCCATATCCAATGACATCTCCTTTATTAAAATCCTTTGTTGCAAAAATTCCAAAACCTTCAATGCTTGAATTTCTAACTTCATAATTATTATTACCAAAATCGACAACAGGTCCTGCTTGTGACTCAAACTCTTCAGAGTCAATGTAATTATTAAGAGTTTCTAAATCTATATTTTGTTCTTCAAGAAATTTGTGAAAATCATCCATTGTTTTTTTCTTTTAAAAAACACACTTGTATTAATCTTGCTTTTTCTGCATAACCAAAATTTTCAAAAATATTTCTTGAATGATAAAGGTTAGATGGAAAAACAATAAGCCTATTATATCTTGACCTCAAGATACACATTTTTTCTCCTTTATAATACAACGTAGTTCCATCCTTTTCGGGATGCTCTGTGTTTAAGTAAAGTATAGCGGTCAAGTCTCCCATCATTTCATCTGTATGAATCCAATTTGGTTCTTCTTGATTCTTAGGAGAACGTCTAATAAAATTTAAAACTGCTTCATACGATGGATATTTTTTTTCTAAAAATAGAACAAATTCATCTATAGGTCTTATCTGTATATTCTTAAACAAACCCTCATCAAGATTAACATCTTCAAATCCAAAATCATTTATATCTTGAACATAAGATTCTACATCTTTTATTACATCTTCAAATATTCCTACATTCATATTGACATAACGATTTGATGGTCAAACATTCTATACATCTTAACATCGTCAACGATGAATTCATATTCACTATTGGGTTTGTAACAAACCTTATCTCCTTTTGTGACACCTTTAGATTTTAAATAATCGTTTGGGTATTGCATAATACCTACTAAAGGCTCTTCGCTTAAAGGCTTGTATACATATGATTCTTCAACGGGAGCAGGTTTAACAAAACAGTATCTATCACAGGCATTCCATTGTGTACCATTATGGTACATATAAAATTGTTCTTTTTCTACAAAAAACAAATCATCCTTAAAGTAACTTTTACCACTTCGTTTTGTACCCTTCATATCATTGTAGAACTTAAAAACATTGTGATGTACTAATAAAAAATCTCCCACCTTTATTGGACCTTTATATCCAAGGGGGAGTTCTATTACTTCGGCTTCTCGATTCGCAAATCGAAAATCCTCTTCAGATGTACTTATAATAATGTCCACTCCGGACATTTCTTTTGTATTGTTATATCGTTTACCTTTTAAAGGTTTTACAATAAAAGCAAAAGGTGATTTCATAATTTAATTTACGAGCCACAACCAATACAATCTATATGTGAATCAGTTGGCTTGACTCCATTTAATTTCATTTCAATATTGTGAATCTCATCAGCAACAGACATTTGTTCCATCCAATCAGAGATACTTTCTTTTTGTTTTTTAAGAACTTCTACTTTTTCTATTAGTTCTTTTCTTTCATTATCGGTCATTACAGAAAGTTTATATTGTATTCAATAGATACAGGCATCATAGAAGTAAACTCTTTCCACAACAATATTTCATCATTGTTCTGAATGTATATTAAAATACTTTCAGATTCCTCTACGAACTTAATTAAATGAATAGTATAACTTCCATTTAATACTGCTTGACCAACAATATAATGCATTGCACCTGATTTATAATCAGGACCTATAGAAATTTTTCTAATATCCATTAATATACTCTAATTTCAATGTTACCTTGTGTAATGTCTAAGTTTTGATTTACAAAGTCTTGGTCCATTATATCAATAGTAATCTCTGCTTGAG